CCTGGACCTGAATACCCATCTGATCAAATCTCTAATCAGTTGCTAAAAGAACTTGATGTCATAACTGAACTTTTGCATGAAGGGTTGCGTAACAGTAACTTTAATTCTGAGTTTCACGAAGGTCTTCAAGACTTAGGTTTAGGTACTATGAACATGCTTGTTGAATCTGGACGTTTTGTTGGCGATCTCCATTTTACTGCCGTACCTCCTACTAATGTTGCTTTGCTATCTGGTGCAATGGATATGGTAAGTGATTGGTTTAGATGGAATGACGACTGTGACATTACTGATATAAAGTTAAGATACCCACATGCTAAATATTCATCTGAGATGATTAATGCACAAAAGCGTGATCCTAGACGTAAGACTAAATTAATTGAAGCTACAATGTATGATAGTGATGATAAATTTAAAGATGAGTTTACCTATTATTTAATATCTGAAACAGATAAGCATATAATGTTTAAACAAAAGTTATTTGGTCGTGGAAGTTTACCTTGGATAACAACACGTTGGTCTAAAAGTGGTTCTGAAGTTTGGGGACGAGGTCCAATATTACAAGCTATGCCAGCAATTAAAACATTAAATCTTACTGTGCAGTTAATCCTAGAAAATGCTGAAATGGCTATAGGTGGTGCATATGTCTATGATGACGATGGTGTGTTTAACCCTGATAACATAACCATTCAACCTGGAACTTTTATACCTAGAAGTCCTGGGAGTTCTCTTGAGTCTTTACAGAGTCCTGCAAGGTTTGATGTAGGTCAGCTTATTTTAGAGGATATGAGAAGAAATGTCAGGAAAGCTCTTTTTATTGATGAACTTGATTCAAGACCAAATGCAAAAACACCGTTATCAGCAACAGAAGTTTCAGAAAGGCTTGCTGACGTGGCAAGAGATATGGGAGCAGTCGCAGGACGTATGCAAAAAGAATTCTTACACCCATTGGTTGAGAGAGTTGTTGCTATATATTCAGAACAAGGTTTGCTTGATATACCAAAGGTTGATGGTAGGGAAATAAGAATTGTACCTGTATCTCCATTGTTAAGAGCTCAAGATCAACAAGACGTAGCTGACTTTGTTAGGTTTCAGCAAACTGTAGCTGGGACATTTGGTCCAGAGATAACACCAGCTTTATATAATCAAGAAAAGGTTATTAAGTATTTGGCATCTAAATTTGGTGTCAAAGAAGAACTGCTTGCTTCAAGGCAAGAAGTACAAGGGAACATTGATATGGCTATGCAGATGATGCAACAACAACAACAAGGAACTCTTGGACAATGACAAAGGAGAAAATAAATGCGTCGGTTGATGGTAGGTCATACACTGCTGAAGTTGAAGCTGATCTTAATAGTAAAGCCTATGCTCTTTTTGGTTCGGGCATTGGCAAATCTTTCCTTCAGTATTTGGAAAATATTACAACAAACAACATTCACAGTTCGGGACTGGGAATTGAACATCTTGCTCACTTTGAAGGTCAAAGATGGATCGTAGCATTATTAAAGCACAGAACTGAAATGGGGCGAAAGAATGGTGACTAAAAAGATGGGTCTATATGCCAATATTCATGCAAAACGTAAACGTATTGAAAATGGTAGTGGTGAGAAAATGAATAAAAAGAATTCAAAGAATGCACCGACCAATCAAGATTTTAAAGATTCTGAAAAGACTGCAAAGAAAACAGTATGACCGATGCTTGGCAACGAAAAGAAGGACAGAATCCTGAAGGTGGACTTAACGCAAAAGGTAGAGCTTCTCTTAAAGCTAAAGGGCAAAATATTCAAGCTCCAGTTTCTGCAAAACAAGCTAAAAATAGTCCTACTAAAGCTGCAAGAAGAAAAAGCTTTTGCAGTAGAATGAAGGGTATGAAAAACAAATTAACAAGTAGTAAAACGGCAAATGATCCAAATAGTAGGATTAACAAAGCATTAAGAAAGTGGGACTGCAATTAAAACAAGGAGCGAAAATGTCTGATGAACAAACAATTACAGAAAGCAATGAAAGCACCGATACGGCAGAAATCAATGTCGGAAGCACAATATCCCAAGACTCTGGGGAACAGAACGAAGTTGAACGACCAGACTGGTTGCCCCCTAAGTTTGAAACGCCTGAGCAACTTGCTACATCGTATAAAAACTTGGAAAACAAATTTCATACAAGACGTGATGAGATTAAAAGCGAACTTGTGGGAGAACTTAATCAAGAAGCTCAAGCAGATGTCCCGTTAAGTTCTGGGGATTATCAAGTTTCTTTAGTAGATGAAGATGGAGCTGATATTGATTTTAATCAAGATGATCCAAAATTAGATTGGTTTCGTGGTAAAGCACATGAAATGGGTTTAACAAATAAAGAATTTAATGACATTGTTGCTGAATATACAAATATTTCTTCTACTAGTGGTCCTGATTGGGAAGTTGAAAGCCAAGATTTAGGGGAACATGCTGATAGAAGATTAGAAAGAGTTGACACATGGGCTAGTTCTGCTTTGTCAGAAGATGCTTATCAAACATTTGCAGCAATTCCAGCGTCTGCATCCATGGTAAAAGCCTTTGAGGAAATTATGCAGTTAAATGGTCAGCCTAAATTTAATATGACTTCTTCTACTGAATTTCAAGAAACTGTAACTAAAGCTGATTTAATGTCTGCACAACAAGATCCAAAATACTGGAGAAATGGTGGAGATCCAGCTCATATAGCTAAAGTAAGAGCTATGGCAGAACAACTATCTAGGAAACGTGCATAGTAATGTGAATTAACAAAGTTTCTGTTTTCTGAAAGATTGGAATTGCTAGAAGGCTCGTACAACTTACTTAGAAGCCCATTTATGGAACAACTTCAGGAAAGTAGGTAAGCGAACAACCAGAATAGTAGTAAATTTTAACTTTTAATACGGAGGCTTTAATGGCTACACCAAGCATTAGCACTTCCTTTATTGAAGAATTTGAATCTGGCGTTCATATGGCTTACCAAAGAATGGGTTCTAAGCTTAGAAATACAGTTCGTTCAAGAAATGGAGTTAAGAACAAAACTACATTTCAAAAAATCGGTAAAGGTTTTGCGACGACAAAAGCAACTCATGGATCAATCGCACCCATGAACCTTGCACACACTAACGTAAACGTCACATTGGAAGATTACTTTGCTGGGGAATGGGTCGATGATCTAGACCAGTTAAGAATTAACCATGATGAAATGATGGTTGCTCAACAGTCTGGTGCTTATGCACTAGGACGTAAAACTGATGAGTTAATTATTAATCAGTTGACAACAACAACATCTGCACACGATGAAACAACTAATGGAATAACATTAGCTTGGGCTTTAGAATTAATGGAAAAGTTCGGCAACAATGAAGTTCCTGATGATGGTAAAAGATTCTGTGTTATTGGTTGGGAACAATGGTCTCAGCTTATGGCATTAGATCAATTCTCAAGAGCAGAATATGTTGGCGAAAATGATCTACCATTCCCAAGTGGAATGACTGCCAAAAGATGGTTAGGCTTTATGTGGTTCCCACACTCAGGTCTACCAGGCAAAAACGGATCAGGTGCTGCCGGAACAACTCATAAAGAGTGTTACGCATACCATAGTGATGCCATTGCTCATGCAATCGGTGCTGATATAACCTCAAATATGCAATATCACAACGATAAGGACAGTTACTTTGTATTAAACAAAATGCAACAGAACTCAGTCTTGATCGATGCTGAAGGTGTATTTGAACTAGAACTTAAGAATTAGGAGGTAGACATGGCGTTTGTACAAGCAGATTTAAGTTTAGTTTCTTATTCAGGTAATGGTTTTCATATCTGGCATTATAAAACGGCTGGCGATGCACTCAACACTGTTGATACTGCTGGATACTTTAATAGCATGGTTAACGAGATGAATGTTGGCGATGTTGTTTTTATCTATGCATCTAATGGTTTTGGAATGTGTACTGTCTTAAGTAACGATGGTTCTGCCATTGATACTGGCGATATAGTTAGCATGACTACGGATACTAGATAATGGCTAAGAAGCCTACAAAAACTAAAGTGGAGGTGGCTGTAAAAGCTCCCTCTACTTCTTCTAAAGGTTATGCCAAAACCTTCGGTTCAAAAGTAAAACTAGGAGACAAGGTCAATGCCCAAAGCAAGTGATGGTAAAGAATTCCCATATACACCTGAAGGAATAAAGGCTCATAAAAAATATGAAGCTAAGCTTAATCGTAAGAATAAATCTATGGGCAAGGATAGGACTTACAATCCCAATGATGCCTTAAACATATATAACGCACCTAACACTTAGGAGCATTTAATGGAAATAGATAATAAAACTGCTAAAAAGGTTTTAATTAGAGCAATACAAAGACAGGGTGTAGATGCCGATAATTTAATGAACAAACGAAGTCCAACGCAATGGCAAGATTTTCCTAAAAAAGCAGATAAATTATTAAAATCTTCTACTGCAAGAGTAAGATTAGAGGCAAATATTAAAAAACGTGGATTAACAACTCCAAATCAAGGTTATAAAGGATATAGTGGCAAATTAGACACTAAAAAATCTGATATAGTTAAAGACATCAAAAAATTTAGAACTATGGGCAATATCAAGAAGCTAACTCCAATAGGATTAGTTACTGCTATTATGCAACCTAAGAAGGTTGGCGATGCTACTTTAAAGAAAACTATTAATCGTAACCCTAACTTTCCGAGGTAAATAAATGACAGAAGTTAACAAATATAAAGGTATCAAAAAAGAAATCTTAAAAAAAACTATGGGTTTTACACATAAGCCAGTTGTTCATACAGATGAAATGATTAAAAGATCGGAAAAGCATACATCAGCTTACTTAAAAAGCTTAGTAGGTGGAGACAAAAGAAAAGAGCAATCCACAAGGTTAACTGCTATGGCAGCAATGAAATTTAGAAAAAATGCTTATCATAAAGACGCATATAAAGAATTAGTTAAAGGTACATAATGCCAAATACTGCCAAGACCGATATTGAAGTAGCACAGAGGGCAATGGTCTTAGTAGGCATGGAGCCTTTATCATCATTTACCGATGCAACAGATGAAGCATTGGTTATGAATACAAGCTATGAAGATATTGTTGAAGATTGCCTAGCACAGAATAGCTGGAACTTTGCTACTGGTCAGATTGTCTTATCACGACTAGCTGATACTCCAGTTGATCGATGGGATGCAGCTTATGCTATGCCTACAAATCCTGCCGTTATTCAAGTACAAACTATTACAATAGGTGGGCAAGTACAGACTTATGATATCTATGAAAAATACATATACATAAATGCCAGTGAAAACGATGTAGTTGTATTAAATTACATATACAGAGTTGACACTCAATATTGGACACCAGCTTTTACCCTTTGGGTTATATACCGACTTGCATCAGTTTTGGCTTTGTCAGTTACACGAAAAGCAGATATTGCCAAATCATATAGAGAAATGGCAGACCTACAATTTCGTAGAGCCAAGGCTAGAGATGCTCAGCAAGTTACAACACAACAAGTTGCATTAAGTAGATACCATAGAATTAGGTTAGGTTCTGGAATCTTTGCACAGATTGAAGGAACTTCTGAGAGTTGAATGAATGGCGTTATTAAGACAATTTACTACAAATTTTTCATCAGGGGAGTTATCCCCTCTTTTGACATCTAGGGTTGATGCCGATGCTTATCGTAATGGAGCTTTTAGACTCCGTAACGTAAGGTTAAAGGCTCAGGGTGGTTGCACTAGGCGACCAGGGCTTAGATACCTTCAGACCCTTGCAAATGAGTTTTATCAGAGTGAAGCTTACGTGTATGACGAAGATGAAGCTTATTTACTTCTATTTAGTGATACAAAATTAAGAATTGTAGATGTTTCTAATCCAACGGTAATATTGCAGACAATAACAAGTTGTCCGTGGGCAACGGCTCAGATTGGATCGTTAGTTGTAAGCCAAAGTGGTGATACAATGTTTGTGACACACCCATCTATTACTACAAAGAAAATAACTAGAACTAGTTCAACTAACTTTAGTCTTACAGATTATGTATTTGACTCATCTGCTGGCATGTCTTTTCAGCCATATTACAAGTTTGCTGGAAGTGCAATTACCGTTACTCCAGGAGGAACAAGTGGTTCTGGTATTTCATTAACTGCTAGTGGAAATGCTTTTCAATCTGCTCATAACGGAACGTATTTAAGATTAGTAGATGATGCCGGAACAGTAAGGCATGGTTTAATAACTGGGTTTACAAGTGCTACTGTTGTTACTATTACCTTATCTGGTGCTTTGGCAAACACAAATGCTATTACAAATTGGGGAGAGCAAGCCTTTAGTTCAATTAGAGGTTATGCCCGTACAGTTACATTCCACGATCAAAGGTTAATATTTGGAGGAAGTCGTGATCTTCCTAACTTTTTATTCATGTCTAAGATTGGAGAATTTACTAACTTTGATATAGCTGATGGAGCAGATGATAGTTCTATTCAAATACAAATAGCTGAAAATCAAGTATCAGAAATAAAAGGATTAATGTCTTTTAGATACTTAACTATATTTACATCAGAGCAAGAATTATATGTTCCAACAAGTGAAAATAAACCATTAACCCCTTCTACAATTACAGTAAAAAAACAAACAAGTTTTGGTTCTGGTACAGTTCAACCTAAAGAGTTTGATGGTGCAATTACTTTCTTAACAAAGTCTAAAGGTGCTATTAGAGAATTTATATTTAGTGATTTATCTCAAGCTTATAATTCAGATTCTATTACGTTATTATCTGAGCATATTATTGGAATTCCTTTAGATATTGAAGCACAAAGAGAGTCTTCAGATCAAATGGAAGGCTATCTTTATCTAGTAAATTCAGAAGGTTATATGCCAGTCTTTATGTCGATTCGTAAGGAAAAAGTGCAAGGTTGGGTACGTTATGAAACCAATGGTTCATTTAAAAATATAACTAATGTTAACAGACAAATATACACAGTAATTCAAAGAACAATAAACAATGCAACTGTTACATCTTTAGAATTGTTTCAGAACGATCATTACACAGATATGGCAAAGCAATTAAGTGGTAGTTCTTCTACAACTTGGACGGTAAGTCATTTACCTAACACATTAGTACAAGTTAGATCAGGTAATTATTCCCTGGGAACATTTACAACTAATGGAAGTGGTGTTGTTACTTTAGACCAAGCCGTTACCTCAGTTGAAATCGGTTTGGCTTATACGCCTGAGATAACCACCCTACCCCCTGAGATGCAATTACCAGATGGTGTAAGTGTAGGTCAGAAACGTAGAATAGTCAGAGCTGTCCTTGATTTAGTATCGACACTTAATGTGAAAGCTGGAGGTACAAGAATTCTGTTAAGAAATGTAACAGATGATTTTTCACAAGAGCCAACTGCATTAACGCAAAGAAAAGAAGTTTATCTGCTTGGTTGGTCTAAGGAAGGCAGAGTAACGATAACACAAGAGGAGCCATTACCTATGACGTTAAACGGTGTATTATTAGAGGTTGAAGTTTAATGGGTTCAGTTGGACATTTTGCTAGTGCAGCCTTTTCACTTGCATCAGCAAAGCAATCACAAAGAGCATATGCAAATGATGAACAAGCAGCATATGAGCAAGCTGAATTAGCATCTATACAATCTGATCAAGAAGCAATTAATAGAACGGCTCAACTTAATGCTCAGTTAGCATCTATATCTGCATCAAGTGCTGGAGGTGGAATTGCTATTGGTTCTTCTAGTATTGCAAATATTAATCGCAGAGAAAATCAATTAGCAAGCCAAGATAAAAGTGCAATTAAATTTATGGGGGCTACTAAACGTAGAAATTACCAGCTTACAGGTAAGGCTTCTAAAGCTAAAGGAAAAGCAGCAATGTACAGTGGATATGCAAGTGCTGCAAAATCAATTGGTGATGGTATTAATTCAATGGGTTCAAAGGGCAACCCAAATGCAATGGGACCAACATAAATGGATAAACTAAATGGCTATTAAAAGAACTATATTAAGACAAAACTTTGTTACCAATACAGCTATGCCTGAAAGTGCTGGTCATGCAATGGCACAAGCTGGCAAAGATATAGCTGATGCTATTACTAGTATAACAAATACTGTTGATAAAAACCAATTAGATACGGCATTGTTAGAAGCTGAAAAGCAAGGACTTCATGTTGGAAGCGTTACCAATGATGACGGAAGTCCAAAGCCATTAGATTTAATGACACTAAATTCAACTTTTAATCCTGATATGTTAAATAAATCAAACCAAGCAGTGGCAAAAGAAAGATTTAAACAACACGCTATTAATGCCTTTGGCTTAAACGTGCAAAATCATATTGGAGATCATGCAAATGATATTTTGGAGCAATACAAAGGTTCATTCGCAAATGGTAAAACAATAGTAGAATCTAACTTAACTGCATATGCAAATGAATGGAAAAGTAAAGTTGCACCTGAAGTATGGAATGAACTACAACCATCAGTAAATAGGATTGTAGGTAGTGCAACAAGAAAAGCTTCTGCAATACATATACAAAATCTTAAAACACAAGCATTAGTTTCAGCAAATAAAGGTCTTATTAATTTAGCAGACAGAAGAAGTAGTTTTATAGTTGAATCAAATATAGACGACGATGCTGGAGATGGTGCATCAACTAATGAGTTGTTTGCAAAAGAAGAAAATAAAATCTTTGACATAATTAGAGCTAATTCAAATACAACTGATGATGCTGAAAACAAAATTAATGCTTATAAAAATACACTTCAAATAAATGTAGTAGAAAAATCAGTGACTTCAGCTCACATTGCTCAAGTTCCTCATAGTGAAATATTGTCAATGATTAATAATGTAGCAGACAACAATAGTGATCCTACAATTGACTCTGATGCTATTAGGCAAGCTGGTCAACAAAAGGCTAAAGAGCTTTTCAATATTGTTACAAAAAGAAAGCAAGAAGATAGAGAAGCTTCATTAGATTTATATGAAGATGTACTAAATAAAATAGTGACTGGTGATTTAACAAATATGCCTACGTTATTAGAAATACAATCACTTGGTATGGATAAAAATCATGAAACAAACGCAATACAAGTTCTTAATGGAAGAACAGTTAATTTAACCAACAAAGTTGATAAAGCCAATAAAGATACTAATTTATTATTGTTAGATGAAATAGCTAACTCAACTCCGTATCAAAAAGAAATTGCTACTGCACAATTTATGCAAAGAATTAAAGAAGGCAAGGTAGAAACGGCAGAACTTATTGCTTTTAGAAAAGAATGGCAAGCACGATATAGTCTTGAGGAAACAGACAGAATAGACACTAACTTTGCACCTTATTTTGCTGAGTTAGGAGCCTCATCAAGTTATGCTAACCCACCAAGTTATTTTTATAATAATATAGATAAGTTAAAAAAACTTAATGTTATTGGTGTAAAAATGCCAGGTGGTACGGCTAAACCCATAATGACAGTTCAGCAATATATTAATGCAGTAGATGCTTATGCCAGAAAATATAATGTTGAAACTGAGAATAGATACAAAGCTATAGAGATAAAAGACAACCACACAAAAGGTGGCTTTGTTGGTGGTCAAGACGTAATAAAACAATTAGAGCTTACTAAAAGCGTTCCTAAAACTATAAGAATTAATGGTGTAGATCAGCCTATAAATATTTTATCTAATGATAAAGATGTAGCAAATGCAAGCCTAGTTAAAGCCGTTAGATTTACAACTGACTATAATACTTTGCACCCTTCTTTAGTAGAGGTTTTTAATCAAATAGGAAACATCAACGATGATGAAATGTTTACTAAGGTTACAATGGCTTATGCAATGTTGTCAGAAAGTTTTAGAGTTAATAACAAGGTTGATGGTAAAATTGGCTTAGTATTAGAAGCTTCTAATATAAATGATTATGCCATTAGTAATGCTAGGTCATTTGGTATGGATTTAACTAATAAAATAGCTATACCAAATACTGAGTCAAAACAAAGGATTATATCTAAGTTTGCTCCTAATGGTGAAACTGAATATCAAGTGTTTGAAAAGACATTTAAATCATTTACAAATCAGGATTATATTACAGATTTAATTTTATCTAATACTCAAATGGGTAATTTATTTTCTGCAATTGATCCCAGCATAAAACTTAACTATGAAAAAACATCAGAAATGAGACAATTAATTAATGATTATCAAAAACAAAATGGTATGGATAATCTGACAGATGTCATCATGGACGACCCAAGAATGATGACTATGATGAACGATATGTTTTGGGCATACGCATCTAGTGGAGACGTCACTCCTGATAATAAAGGCATGAACTATGCTATGGGTAAAGTTTTAACAAAATTATTTTCACAAATTGGTATTATGGAAAGCAAAAGTGAAAATGGTAGTACAGTTAAAAGATGGACATTTAATCCTCCTTTAAAACAATTTGAAAGCACAATGCCTACAACACAAACAGATGATGGTGTTTCAGAAGCTTTACCCATACAGCTTAAAAGTGAAGATTTATATAAATATATTCATTATAGCATTAATGGTCAGCCTAATATGTGGAATAGAAATGATGGCTTTAAAGAAGGTCATGAAAAAATGGATTATGAAATTGTTCCTAATGAGAACTATGGCAAAACACCTTCATATACAATTTATATAAAAAATGGATATGGTGGTAAGCAAGAAGTTTACAATAATTTTAGATTTGACTGGGCAACATCTCCACAAAACGAAGCTTACAAAAATGCTATTAATACAATAGAAGATAATGATTTTAGAAAATGGGTCTATGGTTTACCAGGAATGAAGGCTCAACAAGTTAGAGCTATTTATAATAGATGGAATTCTAATATGAGTCCTGACTCTATTATTATGGACTTACAAACTTTATATAATCAAGCACAAGCTATACTTCCTTTAGATAAACAAACTCCAATTAACCTTACTCAATATGATGCTGCAAAGAAAAATTCTTTTCTTAAAACCTTAGGATTAGACTTTAGCTTATGGTTAGAAAAATAATGAAAGACTATTTAAAATCTGACTTTATAAAAGACATGAATGAGCCAACGTCTAACAAAAACGTAATGCCTTTTGCAGAAGAATTATTATTTCCAGAAGCACATAGTCCTCATATACCAACTAGTCAAGAAGTTTGGGGAGCATCATTTAGGCAATATGCACCTTATGAATCTTTTAAAAGAGCTATGTTTGATCCTCAATATACTGAAGAAGAAGGCTATGATTACACTACTGATCCACAACTTAAAGGTTATGAAGGCAGTGCTTGGCGTTTTTTAAATAGTGGCAGTCGTGCAGAAACTGCACAAAGAATTAAAAATTTAGATGTAGATTTAGAAGATCAAAATACTTTAGCAAAAACAGAACAATGGGTTCCACAAGTAGTTTCTTCTTTAGCCACCCCTACTATTTTGGCTCCATTAGCACCATTAAAAGTATTAAGGGCATCAAGATTAGGTAAACGATTTACTGGTGGTGCATTATTTACATCAGCACTAATAGCACCTGAAGAATTAATGATGGCTAATGAAATAGAAAATAGAACACTAGGTCAGTCAGCCGTTGTTTTAACTGGAGCTGGTTTAATTGGTGGAGCATTAACAGGTATATTAGGTAAATATAGTAATCGTATTTATTATGATAGTGGTAAAGGTGGCGTATTGTGGAGTGAGTCTGTTGACCCAGCAAAAACTGTTCAAACACAAACCAAGTCAAAACCGTTTAATCCAGTTAAAGATGTAACTACAAACACATGGAAACCAGTTGGAGCTAACGTAAGTCCTGAAAGACAAAGACAATCTATGTGGCAATCAATGGACGGAGATGCTTTAAAAGAAACTGGTGTTGGGTTAGAGAAATTACCTTGGAATCCAGTAACAAGATTAACGCAAAGTCCTAATCCTATAGTTCGTAAAGTAGTAAGCCAAATGGTTGATTTTGGTGGAATGATACAAAAGAAAGTAGCTGGCAATGAAGCTATGACACAATCATTAGAAACCACTTTCAGAACCACATACACACCTAGTCTTGTTAATGTTATGAGAATGATGGACGAACAATATCTAGGTTACAGAAACATTTTAGCTAAAGACGGGGATATTGGCAGATCATTGCAAATGCTCAAACTAAAAGGTAAAGATTTTCTTAATAAAACCAATGGGTTAACAGAATATCAGTTTAGAGAAAGAGTTTCTAATGCATTAAGAAACAATGGAGACGAAGTAATAGATGGTGCTACTACATATGTTAATAGTGCAGCTTCTAAGGCTAGAGAACATTTAGACGTTATTAAAAAGCAAGCTACAGAAGTAAGGTTGTTTGAAAGAGGTTTACAAAAACAAATTAAAAGTATTGAGATTAAAATAGCTAAAGCCAAAGGTGAAACTAAAGTTGCCTTGCAAGCACAGTTAGTAAATGCTCAAAGAAATCTAGCCAAGATACAAGCTAATGGTGTCAATGTTAATACGGCTGATGGGTTTTTACCCAGGATATGGCGTGTTGATAAAATCATGGAAAACTCTGAAGCATTTATTGGTATAGTTAAAAATTGGTCAAGAAACCAATATGGTTTGACAGAAGCACAAGCCAATAAATTTGCAAATGAAATGATAGATCAAGTTACAAGAAGTAAACCTTATTATAACTTAGATGAAGGTTTAGACAGTGTTGATTGGATAACACAAGCATCATCTACAAAAGCAAGAACATTTGAGATACCAGACAGATTAGTTGTAGAGTTTTTAGAAAATGATGTTGAATCTATTTTAAGACATCATACAACGACAATGGGTATGGACATTGAGCTGACAAGAGCTTTTGGTGACGTATCAATGGCAAATGTCATTAAACAAGTCACAGATGAATATGAATTGCTAATAAAACAAGCCCCCACTACTGCTGAGAGGCAAACATTAGCTAAACAATTACAAGATGATTTACGAGACATAAGAGGTTTAAGAGATAGGTTGAGAGGAACTTATGGAGCTTCTAAAGACCCACATGCTTTATCTAGCCGTGCTATCAGAACATTTAAGTCATTTAATATATTAGTAGGCATGGGAAGTGCCGTAGTTAGTTCTGTTCCTGATGTAGCAAGATCGGTAATGGTTGAAGGTTTTAAGCAAGTTAATGATAAAGGTTTAAAACATTTTTTTAAAAATGCACGAACAACAATAAAACAATTATCTAAAAAAGAATTAAATCAAGCTGGTATATCAGCAGATGCCTATTTAGGATTACGATCTGCACAGTTTACTGATGTTGGAGATATGTTTGGCAGTCGATTTGCTTGGGAAAGAAACATGAACCAAAGTGTAGGTGTTTTCTTTATGCTCAATGGCTTAAACTACTGGAATCAGTTTATGAAAGAGTTTGCTGGCAATGTAAGCATGTTACGTATGACAGAAAACATTATGAAAGATTGGAACGCTATATCTAGAAGAGATCAAGAAAAGTTTCTAGCAAATGGTATAGATCAACAAATGCACTCACGAATGAGATTGCAAATGAACCAACACGCAAAACAAGAAGATGGCGAATGGCTACCTGAAACTGATTTATGGACAGATGGTAATGCTAGATTAAGTTTTAGAAATGCTCTTAATCAAACAGTTGAAAGAACTATTATAACCCCAGGAGCTGGTGACAGAGCTTTATGGACATCTACAGAACTTGGGTCAATGATGACTCAGTTTAAAGGTTATGGTCAAGGCTCAATGGTACGTTTGCTAACTGCTGGTATGCAAGAAAAAGATGCTGCTTTTTGGCAAGGTGCATTAATGCTTGTAGGATTAGCTGCAATAGTCAATGAAATTAAAAATGTTCAATATGGCATTGATGACAGTAAAGATACTTACAATGACAAACTAATAAATGCAGTAGATCGAAGTGGTATGCTTGGTTGGTTTACAGATGTTAATAATAGTTTAGAAAAAATATCAGATTATAAATTAGGCATGAGACCAATGTTTGGTAGTGCAACAGAAAAGCCAATACCTAGTGGAGCAAAGTTTGGAGCTATTTTTGGTCCCACTGCAAGCAATTTGTCTACTGGTGGAGCAGTTGCAAGTGACATTATAAGAATGGAAGCAGATCATAACACGGCAAAGTCTGCACGTTTCATAACACCTGGGGGAAATTTGTTTTGGGCAGACCCTATAATGGACGGGATTTTTAACAGCGATGTGAATTAACAAGAAGGTGCATTATTAGTAAAGGTATATATTATGGCTACTATTTTGATTAATGATAATGATGCACGAATACAACATACAATAGGTGGTGGTGGGAATACTGCTAACTCAACAGAGTTTACAATAGATTTTCCATTTTTTTCATTAGACGACATCAGCGTAATTATTACAAATAGCTCAGGTGTTGATACAATAATAGAAAGAGGAACTGGCGTTAATACTTTTGCTGTAAATGGTACAGCCGTAGATGACGGATTCTCAGGTGGTAATATTACCCTGGGTTCTGTCTACACAAGTAGTACAGTAACTATATTTAGAGATGTTCCTATCACTAGAATAAGTGATTTTGCTACATCGGGACCTTTTAATATATCTAGTCTTAACACTGATCTTGATAAAATTTATGCAGTAATGCAACAAATTGAAAACAAGAATGATCGTGCTTTGACAATGGCAGAATCAGATGATGCTAATGAAATAGCATTGCCTAATAAAACTAGTAGAAAAGGAAATGTATTAGCATTTAATGAGATAACAGGAGCAGCAGAAGCTGGTCCATCTATTGGTTCTGTAACAACGGTTTCATCACAATCTGCTCTTATCAATACAGTTGCTGGCATATCAGCAAACATTGAAGCAGTGGCTGACATATCATCTGACGTAACCACAGTAGCAGGTATAGAAAGTAATGTAACCACAGTAGCAGGTCAGACAACTAATCTGCAAAACGTAACAGATAATCTTAGTGCAATACAAAATGCTAGTACAAATGCAACTAATGCAAGCAATAGTGCTATTGCTGCTGCTGCAAGTGCTGCTGCTGCTGCTTTAAGTGCTGACACATTTGATGATACTTATTTAGGAGCAAAAGCAAGTGACCCAATAGATGATAATGATGGAGATGCTTTAACAGAAGGTGATTTGTATTTTAATACCACTAGCAATAATCTCAAGGTATATACTGGTTCTGCATGGGCAGATGCAGCATTAACTGCTGCTAACTTTCTAACTGTTGCTAATAACTTATCAGACTTAAACAATGCAGGAACAGCAAGAACTAACTTAGGATTAGGTACTGCTGCAACCTCTGCATCTACTGACTTTGTTGCTGTTACTGGTGATGCTATGACTGGTGACTTAACATTAGGTGATAATAACAAAGCTATCTTTGGTGCAGGGTCTGACTTAGAGATTTATCATGATGGGTTTAATAGTATTATTCATGACAATGGAACAGGTCTTCTTAAGATTCGTGCTACTGATTTTAGGTTGTCAAACGCTGGTAATACGGCAGACTACATATCTTGCACAGATGGTGGTGATGTTGACCTTTCCTTTGCTGGTGCAGTTAAACTCTCCACCACCTCCTACGGCATAGACATCAGTGGCTCTGCTGTTGCAGATACGCACACAAGTGTAGGTGTAGGAGCTACACCAACACCAGATATGTCAACTTACCAAAACTTCATTTGGACTTTAAATGCTAATGCGAATTTAGGAAACCCAAGCACTGAAAAAACAGGGCAGACGGGCTTCTTTGTATTCATTCAAGATGGCACTGGGGGTCACGCTTTGTCTCTTGCCAGTGAATATAAAACTGCAGGTGGTGCAGGGATTGCATTGTCAACTGCTCCTAATGCTGTAGACATTGTTCCGTATATTGTGCAAACAACTGGCACGATTCTGCTTGGTACACCTCAATTAGCTTTTAGTTAGGAGCGATAATGTCAGGTCCTTTTGGTTCTTCACAATGGATGTACAATAGTGGTGCTGATTTCTACAATGGACTTGTTACTCAGTCATTGCGATTTGATGATGGCAGTAATACATATTTGTATGATGAAACAGATACCACACCGACATCCACCACTCATTCAACGTATTCCTTTTGGGTTAAAAGAGCAACTTTAGGAAGTCACATTATATATTCAGCCTATACTTCTGCACCAAATGTTGCAGGATATATTCAATTTAATACGAATCATATATTAGTAATTTATCTTGACCAAACTGCAGGAGGTTCTGATGAGCAGTATTGGAATAGTGGTAGTCAAGTTTTTAGAGATACTAGTGCTTGGTATCATGTCGTAATTCAATTTAATTTAGATGAAGTTGCTATTGGTAATAGGGTAGTCGCATATGTTAATGGCGAAAATATAAATTTGACAGTAGGAAGCACAACTGGAAGTGGTGTTACTGCACATAGATTACTAGACAATGGTATAAGACAAAGATGGGGAAATTATTTTAATGATAGTTTAGATTTTGATGGTTATTTAGCAGAAGTAAATGTTATTGATGGGCAAGTAGTAAGTCCAAACAGCTTTGGTGAAACAAAAAATGGTATATGGATTCCCAAAGCATATGATGGAACATATGGGAATAATGGTTATAGATTTACATTTGAGGATAGCTCTAATGTTGGAGATGACACAAGTGGAAATGGACATGATTTTACATCCTATAATTTTAGTGCATTTGACGTGATGCCAGATAGTCCAGAGAATAACTTCTGCACCTATAATCCCTTAGACCCAAAAGGAAATGACAACACATTTTCAGAGGGCAATCTTAAAGTTGTTGTAAATGCACAAAACACAGATGAACAAACAACAGCAACATTTGCTGTGTCTAGTGGTAAATGGTATTGGGAACATAGATTAAATAGCACAACAACAACGGCTGGGTATTTTAAAATAGGTTTGAGGGGAACTGATGCAGATGGTAGTGCTTGGACAGTTAGAGGTTCTGATGGGGAAATACAAGATTCATCAGGTACAACGGGGAGTTCATCCGTAAGTTACACAACGAATAATGTAATTGGCATCTATTTAGACATGGATAATGGTAAATGGTATGTTTCAGTTGATGGTGTTTTACAAAATAGTGCTAATTTAACTAATGGCACAGGATTTTTACATAGCAACCTCACTGGAGAAGTAAGACCTTTTATTTTAAATGCAAGTTCTGGTGGCACTCATACTGGTCAAGGTAATTTTGGTCAAGATAGCACTTTTTCAGGACTTGAATCAGCAGGAGGTTATTCAGATGCCAATGGCAATGGTGATTTTCATAGTTCAGTTTTTAGTGGCTATCTAGCATTATGTTCAGCTAATATTAGCGATGATGATTTGCCTATTAGTCCTGCACAGAGTACACAAGCAGTAAATCATTTTGGAATACTAACTTACACTGGTAATGGCACAGATTCTGGTAGTACGAATGACATAAGGTCTGGTGATGTTAGCAATGGTGTAGGTGGTGAAATTGATTTTAAACCAGACTGGACTTGGATAAAAAGTAAAAGCAATACATCAAATCATATTCTAACTGATTCAGTTAGACTTGCAGGAAATGTTTTGTTTTCAAATTTGCCAAATGGTGAAGCTGATAATACTGCTTTTTTTACATCTTTTGAAACAAATGGTTTTGATTTAGCACAAAATGGTGGTGATACAAATGCTAGTGGTTACACATATGTAGCTTGGAACTGGAAAGCAGGGGGAACTGCTGTACTCAATGAACAAGGTAGTATTGATAGTAATGTAAGTGCAAATACAGATGCAGGGTTTAGCGTTGTTACTTGGACTGGTGATGGAAATGCTAATGCTAGTGTTGGACACGGATTAGATGCTATACCAAAAATAATCATTATTAAAAATAGAGATGCTAGTCAAGATTGGGTAGCCAATGTTAATTTACCAACAAAATATAGAATGGTTCTTAATCAACCATATGGGGATAGTGGTGATTTTAATACCTATATGGGAACACAAACTGATGACAATATTGTTTTTGGTGGCACTAACCACCCTGCTTGGAATGGTAGTGGTAATGAAATGGTGGCATATTGTTTCCATTCAGTAGACGGATACAGTAAAATTGGCAGTTATACTGGTAATGGTTCAACAGATGGCACTTTTGTTTATACTGGATTTAGACCTGCTTGGTTGATGGTTAAAAGAACAGACACCACATGCTCGTGGGTAATTGTAGATAGTGTACGTGACCCTATAAATGTTGCAGGTAAAAGAATTTTTGCAGATTCAAATCTTGGTGAATTTACAAATGTTGATAATCCTGATTTAGTAAGTAATGGATTTAAAGTAAGGATTGGTTCAACTGATAATTGTGCTAATGCTCTTAATGGCACTTACATCTATATGGCTTTTGCCGAAGCACCTTTTAAATATGCTAATGCAAGATAGGAGAAAATAATGGCTTGGTTATACAATGGAAGAACTCTAAAAGGTGGCAAGAGTTGGACTGATGATAATGGATATAAACACCCTTATAATTGGGCAACAGCTTGGTCAGATGAGGATAAAGAGCATTGGGGTGTAACGTGGCAAGATGACGTAGATACTAGCTATGACAATAGATTTTATTGGGCAAGAGATGTTGAACGTAGCTTAGATGATATCAACGTTATAGACGAAGATGGCAATGCAGTCATTGACCCTACTACTGGAGTGCAACAAGTTCAGTTAGGTCTTAAATCACAATGGATAGAAAGAACCAAATCAACTGCTAATGGTTTATTAACTGCTTCTGATTGG